GGGGCCGAAGCCCCTTGGTTGTTAGTTCATTATTGCTTTGCTGGTTTTAGGGTATTTCTTCCGCGATGATTTCCACTGGTTCCGCTGCCGGGACAATCACCGGCCTTATCGGTTCCACTTTGATCGGCGAAAGGATCTCGCTTCCATCTTCGCTTGTGATATACGATGCGACCTTATCCTTAATCCCATAGGCTGTCGCCAGCGCCTTCGCCGCATCGCCCTGGTGCATCCACTCCGCGATGGTATTGCAGATCTCCACGCCGTAACTTTCAATGAGGGCATCAAGTCCAAGCTGTTCCCATACGGCTTTGTGGCTCGCCTTGGTCCAGTGGATCAAATTTGGGAAGCGGGCATAGTCAGGCGCTTCATGAAACACGCCCGCTGCATCGTATCCGCCGAAATCAAAGCCGACCTGGAAGACTCCCCGATGCTTGTCGTAAACCAGATACGTCATGTGCATGGAGTCGATTTGAATTTGCACCGGCGCGTCTGTTCCGATATAGAAACTCCCGATAGGAGATTCCTTGTTTTCCGCATCCAGCTTGACCACTCTCATCCAGTTTCTGTCTGCCATAAATCTCCTATGCTATTGGCCCAAGCAGCCACGCTTCGCCCGAAACGCCGGATCTGGAGGTATACCCGAAACGCACATATGCGTTGTCGCTCGCATCGTACTGGATAGGTACGATATACATCCGGCTGTCTGCGTATGCATACCCCGTGGGAAACATGAAGGTAAAAGGGATGGATCTCGCGGACCACAAAACCTCAAAGTCCCAATGGGGTGATCCGGTCGCATGCCATGTTCCCGCCGTGACCTCTATTGGCCCGAGTCTTCCAACAAAATTATAAGTGGATGAGATCGACGGATTTATTTGCACAAGGGCGTACCTGGTCTTGGCGGGAAATAGCCCTGTGATATCCGTGGTCATGTTCGCCAGCATATAAGCTATTGCATCGGCTTTCGCTGCTGCCTGCCCTGCCCCGTCGTTTGCATGTGCGGGATTGGCGTGGTAAGTGAAGATCGGACTTGCATCGGCCATGAACGCGGAAATCAACACCCGATACGACGTGTCGGTCATGTCGATAAGGCTAAGAAATCCGTCGCTGGGCGTCATTTCCCAAATTACGTTATCGTCGGTATCGAGCCCTTTGAACGTCTGGCCCGACAACTCCATATAATTTCCGGCGCCGTCCGCCGTGGTCCGAAACGTGGAGCTTGTAATTACACCGCTTGTGACGTTGCCCAGCGTGGCGTTGATCGCGGCCAGGTCTGTGACGTACATTTTTGCAGCGGTGATTTGATCTGCAAGAACGTGTCGCGTAAGGATTGCACCGTCAACAATCAAATAGGAGTCCGAAGCAATATCCAGCTTAATCCCACCGGCGGCAAATATGCCACTGAAAGTAGAACCCCCGGCGTTATAGACTCGGAATTGAAGCCACGCTGTTTCTGCTGGGACTGTGTCTATAACCGATAGCGTTTCCAAGCCGGCCCCGGGCTCAGAGATTACAAAAATACCGTCCAATTGCGCGGAAGCCGAGTCAAGGAAATTGACTATGGCGATCCCTTGTTGATTGGAAGTATTGTAGACCGTAGCTCTTAAGCGAAGCGATTGCCCTGGACCCGTGAACGGAATTAATATTGGTGTCGCAATCTCAGCACCCGTGCCTGTATATACAGCTGAAGTGAGATGAAGGATTTTTCTACAGCCCATTGTTTCCGCAAGGTTGGCGGCGGCCGCGGCCATAAATTGCCAAGTGTTTGCAGGTATCGTCCAAATCCCTTCATCTAAAAAGTAAGGATCTGGATTCAAATTGTTCGGGACAATTCGCAATTTACTTAATGTCACTGCTTCGTCTTCAATTTGAGTATCGATCAGCTGCCCTATTAAGCGGCTCATGTTGAGGCCAGCGCCGCCGGCTTCAGTGATTTTCTCGGCCTTCAACGTGTTGGTTCCGGCATTAACCACATCATCAACTATATCGTCAATGGCGAGTGCCAGCGTGTTCGCGCTGTCAGCCAGAGTGCCGGCAGCTAGTGCCGCTGCGGCCGCATCGCTGGCTTCCTGGTACGCCACTTCTGCTACTGCTTGTGCCGTGGCTGCATCGCTAACTGCGGTATTCGCAGTTCCTTGGGCTGTCGCCGCATTCACTCGCGCAACGTCGGCGATCTTATTTAACAGTAGAGTTCTGGCCGTATAATAATTCGACCAGTACGCCCGGAAGAGCGTCCCTACAATATCGGTTGTCGTTCCTAGTTCCGCATTTGAAAGCCACAGAGGAACGCCCGACACCCATGTTGTTCCGCCGTTCAGATAATCGGCCAGCAATGTGAAGTAATTATCGTATGTGGTTTTTTCGGTCGTAACGCCGAAGGTGTCGGCTTGCGCGTCAATACCGGCTTTTTCGGCGGCAACGACATTCCATTGCAAGCGCACCGATTGTTTCTCGCTGGGTGTTAGTTTGTCGTCAGAGGCGATGTCAGAGAGAAGGGTGTTTGTTGCGGTTAGTGGGGCTTCCGTTATTTCCACTTCCACCGGCACCGGATCGGCGTCAACGTCTGCGGGCTTCGGGCCCACTGTTAAATCGTACATTTCATCAACGGTCGTGCGGCCCGCAATATCAATGGAGTAGTCGCTATTGAGCCGCCATCCCGTTACCCTGAACTCGCCCGCGCCGCCCGGCATGTCGGCATTGGTCATCGAACAAACCATGCCGGGATCGACATTGAGCGCAAGCACTGTGGTTTTATAGGATAGATTCCGCGCGGCTTTCCATTGCGATGCGTTAATTCCGCCAAGCTCCTCGCGCAATCGTTCCGTGGCGATCCGCGCCGCCTGGGATTTCGTCGATGTTCCCGCAAGGTTGATTTGCGCCTTCAGAAACAAGGGAGCCGCCGCCCCGCCGATCAGGGAGGCGTGGTCCTGGTCGTACACGGTCACGGAATTGGATGCAAACTTATATTCAGCATCAGGGAAATAGGCGGTCAGGTAATTGTACGCCGGGCGATTCGGCGAAAGCTGCAGACTCTTGAATAGTATGTTCCCGTCCGTGAAGGCTTCGACGGTGGAAGAATTGGAGCGGATCCCGATCTTGAGCTTGCCGAAAGACCAGGTGTAATAGCCGACGCAATTCTGCAGCACGTCCTGAATCCAGTCGCGCAAGGGCTTCTCACCGTCAATCACGCCCTGGAATGTGAATTGCGCTTCCGATCCCGCGCCGATAAGTTTTGTGACGCTCGTTGCGCAGATCGCCGCTGCCGCTACGGCTGCCGTCACATCAAAATAAGCTTCGGCTGTGGCTGCATTGGCATACCGCAGACCGAGTGCCTTCAGCATCATGTTGATAGCGATCCATACCGGATTGACCAGGACGACCCATGAGCGCGCGCCAGCTCCGGTCCATACCCACCCTCGCAACCCATAGGTGATAATAGCTTGCATGGTGTGATTATTGAGCGTCGATAGTTGCAGTCCGTTGTCATCTTCCCGTTTGATTACAAGCGCCGCCGTCCCTGCCGCGAAATTATCATCATAGGTTTTCCCTCCCGTGTAGACCTTGCGCCAGCTTCCGCCCGTCTGGTCGCCGTCGATAGCAAGAGAGAAATAATCGGATGAGCCAGCAGGATCGTTACCGGGAATACTCCGCTCGCCGCTGGTTATCGCCGTCATCCCGTCAAGCGCGCCGCCAGTTCCGAATGTCAGCGGCCCCTCGCCGACCACACCAAGCGCCTGATAGCGGTTGCCCTCGTCCCGGCCTGTTGCCATTTTGCACTGCACTGGCATGCCGTATTTGGTGACGCTGTTCTCATCAACGTAGGATGGATTATTGCAATAGATTTCAGCCATAACAGAGTCATAAATCGACTCCGATATAAAAGACTTTGAGGCCGACGGCGTTCCGGTAAATTTCGGGCTTGCGTACCAAGGATTTGTAGTCGGCGCGGTTTGCGGCTTTGCCAGTATCCCTCCGAAGTACCGCTTCATGCCATGCCCAAGGCATCCGTTTGCCGTGTCATATCCCCTGTCGCACGATCCAGCCGACACCGTAGGGAAATGCGTCGTATCCAACCCAGTGCTTTGCGTAGCGTAGGGACAGCCGTTGCCGTCATTGTATTGCTTCCAACAGGTCCGGGAGACCCTTCGACAGGGATAAGGCAGGGTCAGTTCATAGATTCCGTCAGCGGCCTGCACCCTGAAATCAGGCCCTGCGTCCATATCCCAGGAGATTACTTCGCCTTTCCAGAGGTCGAGCTTGATCCCTGTCCCGACATGGTACAGCGAGAACTCAATCGACGCCCTTGTCAGGTCAGTATCATTGGCAAGGCTTCGCATCACCCTGTCGGCATTGCCAAACGTGAAACTTGCCTGATCCGACTCGCCTCCGATCCCCTGCGATATGCCATCGAAATTAATCAGCCTCGGCTGGTAGAGCTGCCCGCCTATGGTGCAATTCCGGTCACTGACGTAGATGGCAGGATACCCGACGGTACGCGGCTGCACCTTAATCATCGGAATGATTTCCTGCGTCTGAGATAGCAGGGCGGATTGTAGGTCAGAAGAGGGGAAGCGCGTGGAGGTCGAATTGACGGTGTAGGTCGGCGCCGTTGTCGGGATCTCAATCAGCGTCACGCCGATGGATGAAACTGTATCCGCAAGAAACTCCCAGGATAAAGGCTCATCGGCAAACCGGACGGTGTACGCTGTTGTTCCTACTCCGGTATCATTCGGGCAGTTGTAGGTGAAGGCGCCATAGGCACCATACTTGCCCTCCCAGAAATCCCTGAGAGCGATCCGGCCAGCTTCGGATAGTCGGGATCGGCGAACCACGAAATGCTTGGCATTGCTGCCGCGATAAAACCGCTGCTCGATCTTCGCATTGCTGCTTCCGAACTGGTGAACGACTACATCGGGGGATTGGGCATAGCCATAGCCGAATTCCGGGGCGATAGGAAATGTCCCGCTCGAAACGACTTCGGGGACCTCTATATTTCCGATGTAGCTCATGCCAGTTCCATCAATCCCAAATCAGTTTCCAGCCGGCCAATAAACGATGATTGGCTCCATCCGGTATCAAAACGCACGATGTAGCGGCCCGTAGTCGCCACGCCCGTCGGGTCATGGGCCGTCCATGGGTCATAAAAATAAAACGGCTCCTGCGGCCCACGGCGGCTATTATAGAAAGTTCTGAGCGTCGCCAGCGTCGTGCTGGTCATGCGCTTTTTAATCTTCCAGCTTCTCCGGCCTGAGTCAGCCAGTTTGCCGCGCTGGGACTCACCGTTTTTGTATTCATTCGCATTTACCGGAAGGCTTCGAGAGTGAGAAAACGCACTGCACAGACTCAGTGGCAGGACGGTCGCTGGCGCGGCATTTGAAATAGATCCCGGCATTAGTTTGTCACCGTTCCGGGCGCAAGCTGCAGCGCCGTCATTTCCCGCCGATTGTAATTGCTCTTGGAGGCCGAGATAGCCGACGACGAAACAACCTTTCCATTTTGGGCTATTACGCGCACTGTCTCGCTTTCAAAGAATTGCTTCGCCCCTGGCACTGTGATATTGATGACCGTTGCGCCATTTGACGCGCCTGTAAGCCCGATACCATTCAATCCCATTCCCGGCAACCCGCCGGAATAAGGGGCTTGTACGCCATTGGAATAACTCGCCTGTTGATACAGCCCACCGCCCGATTGCATAAGCGTGGACGGGGACATCAAGGCACGCATTCCCCTGGATGATTGACCTGTAGCGTCGGCGTACATCTGGACAAGGTCGCGGATCTGCGTGCTGTGCGCGGCCATGCTTATATTTCCGCCGAATGCGCTCTGAGCAATTCCAACGAACTGCCGCAGTAGACCTTTATCAAGGATGCTCACGCCGTAAAGTTCCTTGATCTTCTTTTTCATCTTGTCTTCGGGGGATTCACGGAACAATCGCCAGAGCGCAAAGGCTCCGAGGGCGGCCGCTCCGATTCCGATAGTCCAGGGATTTGTCATGAATGCGCCCAATTTAGCCATGGACAGGCCGCCCGCTGCTACGCTTCCGCCACTAGCCGCCAGAATCCCCGGCAATGTAGTGCCGGCAATCGCGGACGCTCCGCCCAATAACCCCGGTAATGCGGACCCTCCTATGCTGGTTGCGGTCCCCATAATTCCACCCCCGCCGCCGAATATCTTCGACATGAAACCACCGCCAGAGCCGACGCTACAGGTCAATCATCCAGGGGAATGCGTGCCTTGATGTCCCCGTCCACGCTTATGCAATCGGGCGG